AAGACTCAATAAGGTCATTTTTATTACCTAATTCACCACTAATTCTAACACCAAAAAGATTTGGATTAGTAGCTCTATGACCAACAAATATTCCTTCAGTTACATTTTTGTTTAATTCAATAAATCTCTCATCAGAATTATTTAAGTCAATTGGTGTAATAACTGGTGCTGTGTCTTTAGAATCAGAGAAAGTAAATATAACCTTACCACCTCTACTTGCACCTTCATATTCGTCACGTAATCTACGTATTACAGAATCCATTTCTTCTTCTGAAGGTACTGCATTAGCAAAGTTTATAACCATAGATGGGTGAAAACCTTGTCTAATAGATGAAAGGTGAAACATTGCAATTTCCCATTCAAGTTCAATCCAGTTTGCAGCTGATATATATTCTGGAATTCCGTACCACTCACAACCTGGTCTATATTCTTTAACATAAAGTATTTGTGAAGCTTTACTTCTATCTTTAATTGAAAAACCTGGATATAAAACAGGTGTATTTTTTCTAATAGAAGACCAATCATCACTGACCCAATAGTGGTCAACTTGAAATTCTTCACGATAAGTAGCAATTCTTACCTTTCTAGGGTCCATATAGTTGATTTGAGCAATTGACTTTCTGTCTTTAGACCAAACAATGTTTAAACAAAAAGAACCGTATATTTCAAGGTCATAAGACACTCTAGCAAGTATTTCATCAAGGTCGTATTTATTATATACATTTTTCAAAAATTGTAATGTTGTTAATGAAAGTCCATCTTTTTTAAAACCATTACCACCAATCATTGCAGCTTTAGTTTTTAAAATGGCATTATGTTTTGAAGACTTATTCATTAGTTGTAAAAGTCTATCAGGAAATAGGTTATCAACGCCCCAAGTAATCCAAGAGTCTTTAATCTTTCTTTCTTCGAAAAAAGGTGTATAATACTCAGAGCTCATATTCATAACCTTGATTTTAATCTTATCGTTTTTCTCCATTTTAATTTTTAATTTTTATAAACCACCCATGAAAGTTGTAATCGTATTTAAGTTTGAAGCTGTAAATACACTTTGAGTTGAAAAAACTGCATCAACATTTAATATTCCATTTTCTACTAGACCTACTGCATTTGTTAAATCTAAATCATAAGGATTAGACATTTCATAAACATAATACTGATATTGTCCACTAGGTATATCGATTACACCAGCAGTTAAGCCTTCGGGTGTTGCAATAGATATAGTAAAATAGTTAAAATAATAAGGCATTGGTGAAAAATCATTTTGATAAAAGATTTTCTGAGCCAAAGTATCTTTATTAACTAATTTCCAAGTAAAATATGGATTAGTAATATTTGAACAGTTTTCATACAAGGTAACAACTACTCGTGAATCACCTGTATTATTTAGGTATAACATTCTATATAATTTCTTTTATAAGTGAATATATAAAATCTGTAAAGTTTTTCTAAATAAAAATAAAAAAACCTGACTATTACATCAGGTTTTTTAAACAAAAAATATATATGAAAATATGCACTAATTATTAAACAATTAGTGATAAAGCCACAGTAGAATCCATAACGTAAGCTGGTTCAGGTTCCTTACCAGTGAACGTAAGGATTGCACCATTCAAATCGCCATACAATTTACCTAACTGTGGTGTTGCAGAACTAACTCTTACAGGATTTTGATATCCCATCAACCAATAGTTACCTCTCTGGTCTAATACAATAATTCTCCAAGCACCTTGTGAAAGTGTTGAAATTCTATTTCTATTAGCAGCATCCATCTTTTGAAGTGTAATTTCTAACACTTGTTCAAAAAATGTTGTACCATTTTCAGTTGAGAACTGACCATTTTGATTAAAAGAACCAGTTTCAATTTCCTGTTCAAATTTATAATAGTCTATGCTTGCTCCTGACACACTAGTTATAATGTTAGTCGAGGCTGAAAGACCAAAAGTCTGGTCTGTATCGTAGCAACCAATAAAGACTCTCTGTATACCACCTGTGTTATCTCTACACGACAACAAGTATTCATCTAAAATACAACTACAAGCCATTTTATTTATTTTAATTTTTCTTTGACTTTAACACTGGTAGATTTTAAGGTCTACCAGTGTATTTGTCAATATAATTTTTAATTTTATCTAGCTACAACAGCTCTTGCTGGGAAAGCAATACCTGCAGCAATCTTAACCTTATATCTCATAAGATATCTGTCAAGTTGGAAGTTATACTCACCTGCAAGTGCCTCATCAGCTGGTGCAAGGTCAGTACCCCATAAGATAAATTCTGGTTTAGTCAAAATAGCTTTGTTTGTACCGTCCAAACCTACAGTTGCAACAATAGTAATGTTTCTCTTACCGAACATTCTAACTGACGCACCATTGATTTCATCTGGTGAGAAGTGATACAAGTTTAAGTTTCTGATTGAACGAGTATACTTATCGAAAGTATCTTGTCCACAGAATAATACTAGTTCTTCAGAAAGCATATCTGAATTCAAAGCATCTGCCATAGCATCGAATGTTGCAATAACACCGTTGTTAGCTGCAGTTGATACTGAGAAAGAAGCAGTTACTAATGAAGCTCCACCAGCAGTTGCACCAGCGATTAGACCAGTTACACAGCTGTTACCTTGCCAGAAAATCTGGTCAAGTTTTTTAGCGATTTTACCCATCTTCTCGTCCATGAACGCTTCTTCGAAAGGTAATTGCTCTTGAGTAGAACCTCTTCTCATATACTGACCGAAGTAGTATTGTTCCATTTCATTTAAACAAAACGACTCTTCAGACTTCAAGTAACAAGCAGTCAAAGTAACTCCAACTACTGAAGTTGTTGCACCGTTTGCAAAAGTCGTACAAGTGTCAGCAGCTACGAAATCCAAAGTAGTATCAACTGTAGGTACAACTTTTGAATATTTTACATCAGGTACGATTGTAATAAAATCCAAAGTTCTAACTTTACCTACAACTGAAGCGATGAATCCATCGTAAAGTTGGTCAACATATTTGTTAATGGAAGTATATGTTGCACTAAATTTTAAATCCTTTTTTTCCATTTTAGTTATTTATTTTTTTTATTTTAAGCTATTTTTCAATTGCTTTAATCTTTCAGTTCTTATTTGCTCCTGAGTCATATTCTCTGAAAAAGTAACACGGTTTGTACCGATTGCATCTTCAGCTGGTTGCTTTGAGAACTCTTCAAATTTTTGTGACATTTCTTCAGAATTGTTGATTAGACCACTAATCATTTCAAGTATTTTAGCCATATCCTCTTCCATCTTTTTTACTTTCTCTTCAAGTGGATTAGCTTCAACTCTTTCAATTTTTTCAATATCCTCAACTACAATTTCCATCTGTTCTTCTTTAAATTCTTCAACATTTGCATCTTCAACTGGTGTTTCACCACCGTTTTCAACAACTGTTTCTTCTTTAATTTCAGAAATTTTACCAGACTTAACAACTATAGTTTGACCGTTTTGTAAAACATACTCGTTATCTTCACAAGGAGTTCTATTACCTTGCTCATCAACAACAAATATAGGAGCGTCAGTTGTAAATTCACCATCGTATGAAAGTTTTAAACCATCTTGAGTTAAAACTTCAGCGAAAGTATTTTCAACAACTTCAGACTCGAACTTCATCAAGGACTTTAAAGTCTCCTTGATTTTAAGTATAGCTTCTTGTTTGTTCATCTTAATTTATAATTTTTATCTTATAAGTATATATATAAGTATTTTTTGATTTTTTAATTTGCTATTAAACTTTTTTAATTAATTAATTTTCTATATCTATATACAGTACCATTAGATAATCCAGTTATTTTTAGTGCTTCCTTGTAAGTTTTACCATCTTTTAATAAATCTTCAAATTCTTTAATAACATCAATTGGATTATATTTCTTTTTATATTTTATTTTTAAATTTTTACTCTTACAATAATTAAATAAAGAGGTTTTAGAGATTTTTAATTCTTCACAGATTTCATAATATGTATGTGTATCAATCATGGATATTATATTATCATGTAGTTTATCCCATTTTTGGTCATATTTTATTTTTTTAACATTTCTAATTTTATCAAGACAAGATTTTCCAAATTCTGATTTCCAATCAATCATATTACCACCCATACCACCATCTCTACTATTTAAACCTATTTTAGAATCTAATAAATTCATATCATTTATTAAATTTTTTTCTAACTCATAAGCTTCTTCTTTACCCAAATTACTAAATAGAATGGTTTTTATATGAGAGTCAAATCCATACTTTGTAAAGCTTTTATGTAAAGCTATATTTTGTGTATTTTTCTTCCAGTGATATTTATGTTCACTCATTCTTCTGTTAAAATTATTAGTCACTCCTAAATAAATTTTATTAGATGGACTAGTTATTGTATATATTATGTAATTCATATATTATATATTAAGCCCATATTACTCCCTTTTTATTTTTTCTTTTCTTCATCTATCTCTTTTAACTTTCTTTGAGCGTATTCAATACCTTCTCTTCCTCCCCATGCATAAAGCATTAGTTTACCACATCCATCTCCAAGTTGCTTATCTTCCCACTGTAAATGTCGAGCA